GCCGCCCAGCTTTTGCTATCGACATTAGCGGATACGATTCTGTTTCTCGTTTTAGGGAGAAAATTGGCTTTGGTCTTACTAGGAAGCAGAATAGTTTAAATGAATTAGACTCTTATCTTTATACCAGTGGCGAGTTCTCCAACTACATTCCTTTTATTGGGCCGTATTTAGAAAAAAAATATGGTAAAAAATCTTTTTGCTGGACTGCTGGGAAAAGAAAATATGTAAAGCTAACATTTAGAGAAAAAACTTCTCGCAAATGGATTCAAAGATGCGTTGATAGCGGTTTTTTAGATGAAAGTGATCGTTTAAAGCTTTTAGAATTAACGAGGGATGGTTTATTTTATTCTCGCGTAATTTCGAAAGATGTGTCTGAAAACGTTACGGTGGATATTCAGGTTGACAAAGAGGAGTGTTATGTTTCAGATGGTATCATTAGTCACAATACTTTCTCATGCGGTATCTTCTTAGCTCTTTACGCTGCTTTAAATCAAGGTGTTCATATTGGGGTTATCTCGGCTAGCTTTAGGCAATCCAAGGGTATCATGAAAAAAATCATGGATATTTCTGGGACGCCAGAGGCTAAGTTGCTACACAAATGCATCACGAAAACCTCCTTCCAGAATGACGAATGGAATATTGAGATTGGTCAAAGTAAAATCACAGCACTTCCATTGGGTCAAGGCGAAAAACTTCGAGGATTTCGCTTTCAAGTGATGGTCATGGACGAACTTCTTTTGATGCCAGCGAAGATCATCAATGAAATCATTATTCCGTTCCTTGCTGTCGTCACTAACCCCACGGAAAGAGAAAAGGTCGCTAAGGCCGAAACTATTCTGATCGAGCAGGGGAAGATGAAGGAGGAAGATAGGAAAAAATGGCCGAGCAATAAAATCATTGGTTTATCTTCCGCCTCATATTCCTTTGAACATTTGTACACGATGTACAAACAGTATGAGGAATTTATTTTGAGCGGCAAAAACAAGGATGCCCATTATAGTATTTTCCACATGGCCTATGACGCTGTTCCGAAAGCATTGTATGATCCCGCGCTATTGGAGAAGGCTAAGGAGGAAATGTCTGAGGCTCAAATGGATAGAGAATTTCGTAGTATTTTTGTTTCTGATAGCTCTGGGTTTTACAAGATTTCGAAGATGATGGCTTGCACTTTCGGAGATGGCGTGGGAGAATGCGTGGAGTCGTTTGGAGATGTTAATAGTTCATACATCTTAAGTCTGGACCCTTCCTGGTCCGAGAGTGAGTCTTCCGATTATTTCGCCATGCAGGTTATTAAGCTAGACGAAGGAAATGAAAGCGGAACTGTCGTTCACCCTTATGCTATCGCGGGCGGAGCGCCCAAAGACCATATTGCGTATTTTCTGTATCTGCTAAAGAACTTCAACATAAAATTCATGACGGTTGACTTTATGGGTGGCGCACAATTTATTGCCTCATGCAACGAAAGTCAGCTTTTTAAGGACGCAAAAATAGAAATCAAAACTATTGACGTTGAAATCGAGAACCCTGAAGAATACAACAAAAATATTCAAGAGGTAAGAAACTCTTATAATCTAACCGACAAACGCATTTGCATTTTACGCAAACCCTCCAACGTGTGGATCCGTTCTGGGAATGAATTACTCCAAAGATCGTTTGACAAAAAAGACTTAATGTTCGCGGGTATGGCGATGGACGATGATTTTAAAAGACAAACTAGTAGAGCTTCTCTTCTTAAAGACCTAAAATTCATGAAAGAAGAGAAAGGTTTTGTGGCTACTGAGGTTGACTTTGTTGAGAACCTTAAAGACCTCATTACCCTGACGAAAACTCAGTGTGCTATGATTGAAGTGTCTTCGACCCCTAGTGGGCATCAAAGTTTCGACCTTCCGAAGAACCTGAAAAGTCAAAGAGGAAATAATCGCGCCCGCAAGGACTTATATTCTGCGTTAGTGTTGGGTAACTGGGGAAAGAAGGTTTATTTTGATATGCTTAAAATGCCAGAGGAAGACGATTACGGAACATTTGAGCCGTTTATTTGTTGATATGAACGGCGAATCATACCTCGATCACTTAAAAGAAGAATGGAATTACCTCAAGAGAAGTCCTACGTCGTTACTTCTTTGGGCGATTATTATTGGCGGGGCAATATATTGTTGGTTTGAAAGTTGACAATAAGTTACTTTTTCTTGACTTGTGTAATATCCCTATATGGCACGAAGTTATCAGAAGAAAAGCGAATACTGGGAAACAAGGTTTTCGAAACCACAAACTCAAGAAATTTCTACGGCGACTTTCGAACCCGAATCTTTTGGCGATCCATTCGTAGCTTTCGGCTCTGAAATGGCCCGCGCCTCCACAAGATCAACGTCAGAAACTTCTGGTGGGCGAATTAATCGCGCCGCTATTACTCCTACGATAGACAAATTCTCTCAGATTCGGCAGATGACCATGCCGTATTCTTATGCTAATGGCTGTGTCAATATGAGAGACGCCGTGGAACTTACTCAGAAGGCGTATGCCAACGTAGCCACCTACAAGAACGCTGTGGACTTGATGAGCGAGTTCTCGAACACAGAAGTCTATTTAAAATACGGCAGCAAGGCTTCTAGGGACTTTTTCGCCCGCTGGTTCCGCAAAATTAACCTTTGGAACCTCAAGAAGAATTACTTTCTAGAGTATTTTCGCTCTAGTAATATCTTTTTGTATCGCGTGGATGGTAAATTCTCCGTCGAAGACTTTCTTAAGCTATCCACGGTTTATGCGGCAGAAGACGGCCTTTCTAATGACGAGATTCCACTAAAGTATATCTTGCTTAACCCATATGATATGGTGGCGAATAATACCGCCGCCTTTACTGGGGAATGTTACGAAAAAGTACTTTCAAAGTCCGAATTGAAGCGCCTAAAAAACCCTATCACGGACGACGACAAGGAATTACTGAACGGCCTCCCTCAAGACGCCAAGGATTTAATTAAAAAGGGCGCATATTTTTCTGACGGCATTCGAATCAAGTTGGACCCCCAGAAGATTCACATGTCTTTTGCCAAGAAGCAAGACTATGAGCCTTTCGCAATTCCTTTTGGATGGCCAGTATTGGAAGACATTAATGCCAAGCTGGAAATGAAACGCGCCGATCAAGCAATTATGCGGACGGTGGAAAACGTCATTCTCTTGATTAAAACAGGGGAAAAGAAAGACCAATACGGCGGAGGCATTAATCAAAACAACATTGAAGCTCTGAGAAAGCTATTTATGAACGGCACAACGGGCCGAACCCTCGTTGCCGATTATACTACAACGGCGGATTTTATTTTGCCCGACCTAAAAAAAGTTCTCGGCCCCGAAAAATACACGATTCTTAACCAAGATATTCGGGAAGGCTTGCAAAACATCATTGTGGGCGAAGAAAAATACGGAAATACTCAGGCCAAGATTAATGTGTTTCTAGACAAGCTCCGTGAGGCGCGAAATTCTTTCTTGGAGTTCTTGCAGTCTGAAATTAAGCGCGTGTCTAAGATTATGGGTTTCCGACAGACTCCCGTGGCCACATTTACAGATATTTCCTTACAGGATAACACCGAACTCATGCGAGTGGCTAACAGACTAGCCGAATTAGGCATTCTGACGCCCCAAGAACTCATGCGCGTGTTCAAACGCGGCGAATTCCCAGATGACGAGGAGATTGGATTAGAGCAAGAGCAGTACATTAAGGACCGTAAAGACAACAAGTGGATGCCCCTTTCTCCAGTCCCTATCACGCAGGCACCTCCACCCGCTCTTGATCCTAACAAGCCCGTTGCCGCTGGCCCATCTTCTACAAAAAAAGCCAAAACAATGACCCCCGCTGGGAGGCCAAATGGTTCCAAGGCGTCGGTTTCTCTTGAGGCAATCAAAGAAATTACTTTGGCCGCGAACAATCTTGAATCTTCTATCTTGGGTATGGTAAAAGCCAAGACTGGGGCCGAATTAACCGCCGAACAAAAAACTCTCGCCCGCGAATTAACTGAGAAGGTTGTGGCGTCGTCAGAGCCTAGTTCTTGGAATAATCGGGCGCTAGAATGCGTTGAAACGCCCAACAAAATTATTGATTTGGTCCCGTCTGAGGAGATTCAGATTCTTGCGGCGGAGTCTGGGCTGGATGATTATGCGGCGGCATTATATATTTGGGCGGCGAATTAATTATTTTCCCAAGGGTTGGGTTGCTTTTTAAGTTCGTCATTCTCCATTGTTAAGGAATATACCGAATCCTCCAATTCTTGAAGTCTGGCGTGAATTATTCTGTAATAATCCGATTTTCTTTCTTCTTAAGCTTTTTCATGGGCGCGCCCCCTCCACGAATCTCGGTCTTTGGTTATGGAGCTAAGAGAATCTTCCAATTTTTTGATCCTTTCATTCTTGGCGTCAATAACGACACTATACTGGCGAACTTTTTCTTGCCACTCAAATAGGGAGGCTAGGAGTTCTTTGTTCTTGGATTCTAGGAGGGTGGATAGGCTCATTATTTATTGATTTTGGAGAGCAATTCTCATCCATTCGGCGAGTCGCTGTTCTAATTGCTTTTTCTGTTCTTCTAACTCTTGAATTCGCGCCCAAAATTCCAACTCTGCATTATTGGCCACATCCATGTATTCTCCATGGCGCAAAAGCTCGCTTGGGTATGAGCCATTTGATTCCCTGATTGAATATTTCATATTAAATTGGCCAACTGTTTCCGAATTTTTGTTTTGCTAGTTCTCTAATCTCTTCTAGGCGGGCGATAAAATCATCTAGGTCGCAGATATGGATTGTGTCATCGTCATTGTTGCGATAAAGTTTAACAATGTCAATACATCCGTCGAACCTAACTTCGGCTTCGTAAGCGTTTTCAATGTCAAGGCTCCTAGCTGAGAAGCGATATTGATAAGAGTCTTCGGGTGGGATTTGCCAGTATTTCATATTAGTCTTGTCCTCCCCATGAGATTTCGCTCATGATTCGGTTATGTTGTTTTTCCTCTTTTATGGCCGCGATTTCTTGTTCGTGGGCTTTTAGGTCTTTGGCCATTTTGCAGATATTAAGAAGGTGGCCGATTGTTAAAGGGGTTTCGCCGCCGTGTTTTTGTTTGGCGGTTTCTAGGATGGAGATTAGTTCGTTCATGTTAGTTCTTACCTTCAAACATTTCTATTACCTTAATCACATAGCTTTCTGGAGCGGTGAATGAATGGTCTATCCAAACTAATCTGCCGCTTGGGTTTATAAGGAGATACGCTGGCATTGCGGCGCAATATTCATATTTCCAGCCTAGTTGTTCGTAATCTTTTAGGGTCATGTTAAAAAACTTGTAAAGGATTGGTTGATTTGCAAACGAATTTGTCGATTTTAGTTAAAAACTTTTTAGCTGTTGTCATTTTGAAGCCAATTACTAATCGCAAAAGGTATATGGCGCTTGAATTTTTGTTCGCCGCAAGAAGAATCTCTAAGATTTGGAGGAATCTCCTGTCGGTTAAGATATGGCGGCGTTTCATTTATGGTCGCTGCTACATTTTTCTCCGCCGAAACAACCGAAATATCCCTGCCCGCAGATATTCCGTGAAGCTTTTTCTAGCCACTTAGATGCGTCCTTCATTTTTTCGTTTTTAAGGGCGTCGGACATTCCTTCGAAGTAGAGAGATAGGTCGTGGAGGGTTTTGGCTGGGTTGGTCATGTGTTGTTTAAAGCTTTATTCGCTATCTCTTGCATGTCAAGAACAGAAAGATTTATTTGCGCCGCGCCGCTTGGTTTTTTATTAATTTTTACTCCTCCAGCGATTTCTTGGAGGGCAGATTGGAGCTTATTAATTTCATCTTCGTAAGCGGAAAGAACTGTGGCCTGATTTCTCCAAGCTTTTTTCCAATCGCTTAAAATGAGATTGTCTGTTATAGGAGTATTGGTCATGTTGGTAATTTAGGCGGTTAAACGGGAGAGTCAAGAAGAATTGCGCGAAAACAGTTCTTTTATTTTTAAAAGGATAGAGTCTGCTATTTGAACTTTTGTCCACGCCTTTCTATTTAAAATATTACAAACGGTGGAAGCTTTCAGGTTTAAAGGTTCTCCAATTTCCTTCATTGTTTTCCCCTGACTCCTTAAAAGAAAGATTTCTCGCACTATGTCTTCATTTACAAACCCATGCGATTCTGGAGTGGAAAGACAGTCTATATCGCTCAATCCCCTTTGATAGCGACCTGAAATAGTGGCTGGACTTAAGTTAAGTTCTCTGGCCCAATAAGCGATGGTTTGAGTTTTCCCGTTAAAAGATAGAAACGCATTCTTTCTTGTATTATTCTTTTGCTCCAGTTGCGTTGCCCACCGACAGTTCTCCACGCAGTAATCGCCGTTATTATCTATTCGGTCAAGAGTATGCTCCATTGACGGCCTTTCCCCCATATCGTTGAGAAAATTTTCAAAACTGTCCATCCACCTCTGACAAATTTTAATGCCCCTTCCGCCATAATGTTTATAAGCCGCGCAATTCTTATTACAACACCTCGTCCTCATGCTTTTCCAAATGGCATAAGATGTTGAGTCCATGAGGCCGTGTTTAAATCTTCCGTGTTTTTTCATTGCCGAGTAAACGTAATCCAAGGGCCAAATCTTTCAATGGTGTAAATTATTGGATGGTCCCCCTCTTTCGGACAACTTTTGAGTCAGAAATTATTTCCGCGTCTTCATGGAAAGATTCTGAAATTTCTCGTGCTTCCCTTGAGGGGTTGCGCGGTTTAATCCCCGCAGAGGTAGATTTACAGAAGAACCCCGACCTTATTAGTATCGCCTTTAATGGGTCAGTCGCAAATCTTTGTAACAAGAATGATGATTGTGTAGGAACGGCGGAATCAATTATCCTCGCAAACACAGCTTTTCATAAGAGCCTCAACCTTGAACACAAGAGCGAAAAAATTGTCGGGCACTTGATTACTGCTGGATATTCTTCTTTCGGCGATAATAAAATCCTTACGGAAGATGAGGTGCGCGAAATGGTTGAGCCATTCAATGTATCTTTCGGGGCAGTAGTTTATCGCAAGATTTATCCTGCGTTGGGAGAATTGATCATGTCGTCCACTGATCCCAAGAATAAATTTTACAAGAAAGTTTCGTCTAGTTTTGAAGTGGCGTTTAGTGATTATCACATTGCCATTGGAAGCAAGAACCTAAATGAGGCTGAAATAGTCTCCGACCCAAAGAAGATTGCAGAACTTAGAAAATACTTAAAGAAGTATGGCGGAAGCGGCGAAACTCCTCAAGGCGAGAAGATATATAGAAAAATAGTCGGCGCGAATGTTTTAACAGTCGGACATGCCATTACATCAAGGCCAGCGGCCTCGGTTTCTGGCCTTATTGCAGATAATGGCAACCAAAAATCCACCGCCACAATCTCCCTATTTGCGCCCAAGGAAAAAAAATGTGTAATAATTGACAAGACCCCGAATCATAACATGGACATCGAAGAAACTATCCAAGAAATGGCGGCGAGCGTTAAACAGCTTGTGGCCGAAAACAAAAGCGAGGAAGCCGTTGCTTCCGTCCGCAAAACCATCGAATCCGCCATCAAGGAGGCAAACAAGGAGTTTATCACCGAGCGCGATAAAGCCCGCACTGATCGCGAAGCTTCCGAAGCCAAACTTACCGAACTCTACGCTCAAGTCGAAAAGATGAGCGACAAGATGATGAAGGCCGAACGCAAGATGTATGAAATGGAGGAACAGAGCCGCGCCGCCAAAACTATGATTCGTTATAATGAGCGCATGGCCGCTATGCAAGACGAATACGAAATGGATGAAGAAGATTGCGCCGTCGTCGCTTCCAAACTCAAGACTCTTGAAGTCAAGGACGAAGATGAAACCGATGAAGTGTTCGCCGCTTTCAAGGGTGAGATGAGCAAGTTGTGGAAACACAAAAACAAGACCGCCAAAGCCACCTACCAGAAAGAACTGGACGAAAAGATTAACGCCGAAGTTACTAAGAAACTCGCTGAACTCTCCACCGCTTCAACAGTGAAGGCTGGCGAAGAAGGTAAGGCTGTTGATGATGCTCTTGATAAGGCCAAAGCATCTGAAGAAAAAAGTGTAAGCAATAATAACGAAAACACTGGTGCCGAAAAAACCCTCGCAGAACGTTTCGGCTCCGCACTCAAAGTCAAAATCTCCCAGTAACCCACTCTCACTAAAAAACACATATGGCACGCCGTATCCTACCCTACAACATCACGAATCCTTGGGACGTACTTAATCACTACGCTCTTGACGATTTGTACATTAATAACTCGTCCACTGGAACAGGTTTCGGCGATGCTGGCGTCTTTGTGACTGTCGGCTCTGGCAACCTTGACTTGGATGCTGTCACCTATACTGCCGATACTTTCCTTGGTAAAAAGGATTATCCGTTCATGGGTTATAACAACTATCCAAAGGTTAGCCTTAAAGTTCGCCCAGCGGCTTCTGGCGATATTCCTCTTGGTATTACTCTTCGTCAGACCGCTGACTATGATGAGAATGGTCAGAAGTTCATTTATAACAAGCAGGACAAGGCTGAAACCATGCAAATCACAATGCGTGGCGATGCGGTTCCTGTTGCGACAAAGGGCGTTTTCACCTTCTTCCAGACTGCAATCGACGGTACTCTTACTCTTGGTGCTGGCGTGAAACTCTCTACCACGAGCGGTAAGCTCACTGGTTGTACGGCAACTGATGCGGCTCGCTGCGGTCAGGTTCTCGGTTCTGGTTCCCGTGGCTCCAATGGCGCTACTAACCCCGACCTCTATAGTGGTAGCTTCTACCAGATCAAGATCGGCTAATTCATAAGCTCAACAATACTACCTCTACTCACTAAATGAAAATTACCTTCGAAAAAAACAACGAGCAGATTGAGCTTTTGAAAGCTATGGCCAGCCGCGACAAAACGGTTGCTGCCGAAGCACAGCAAATCTTCGCCGCCTACATGGGTCCAGTTCTCAGCGCTGCTGCTGAACAGGCTCCTATTCTTGGCAACCTTTATACGTCTGTCTCTTATGACAGCAATGAAGCTCCAAGTCTTCGCACCGATTTGTTCTACGACATTTCCGATGAAGAATATATCACGATTTTTTCTCAAACTGCCGCTGGTGGTCTTGGAACTAATGAAGTGGTTCCTGTCGTGTCGGAAATGTTCGTTCGCACTTACGAGTTGAATACCGCGCTCTCTTTTGATCGCCGTATGCTTGCAAAATCGCCTAACCTCGATATTGTTGGCCGCACGATGAGTAAGGCTCTCCAGTCCATCTTGTTCCAGATTGAAAACAAGAGTGTTGGTCCCATTATGTCAGCTCTCGCTTCTGCCTCTACTAATGGTAAGCAGCATGTGTTCCGTTCTGCTGTTGCTGGTCGTCTCCTGCCTGACGACTTCAATGCTCTGATCACTCTTAGCAAGCGTATTTATACGTCCTACATGGGAGGCACTCCTGTTGGCGCTCGCGGTCGCACTACCGACCTCTTCCTCTCCCCTGAGAAGATGGCTCTCTTGCGCGAAATGGCCTATCAGCCAATCAACACCAAGACTGCCCCACAGGGTTCCGCTCTTAAAGATGGTCTTGCCGCTCCTGACAAGGTGCGTGAGGCTCTCTGGGGCGCTGCTGACGTGACAACCTTCTACGGTCAGGCGATTCATGAGTTCAACGAGTTTGGTCTTAACCAACGTTTCAACACTGTATTCGATGTTGCCGCTGGTTCCACCAATTACTCGCAGGCTGACGGTTCTACTGGCTCTGCTGTCTTTGCTGGTGATACTACTGAGCTTATCCTTGGTATTGACCGCTCTCGCGCTTCTAACTCCCTTATCCGCCTTGCGGAAGTGGACGCAGAAGTTGGTTCGGAGTTCGTTTTCGAAGTGGATAACCAATTCGAAACCGCCTCTAGCCGCACGAAAAAGATTGGTTACTTTGGTGGACTTAGCGAAGGTCGATTGATCTTAGATCAGCGCGTTTTAACAGGTCTTATCGTATAATTTGTCTCAACGAATTAGTCCGAGGTTTAATCGCCTCGGACTTTTTTGTGTTTATTTGTCGAGATTTGTCTATTATTAATTGTATGAACACCGATCCCCTTGATAATATGGAGTCCTCCAATGGTAAGCTTGAAGACTTAAATGATCTTCGCTCTTTAGAGGCTATTTTTGCCATTAAAAAAACTAATGTATTTGGTACAACTAGCATCCATGTTTTTAAAGAAAATCTTGCCTCAATGGGGATTGTTGATCTTCAAAATATGGCCGAGAAGGTTGGTGTGAATAAGTATTTAAACGCTCCAGAAATTAAAGCGGCGCTCGTTCGCTCTTTTGAGCGCAATGCGGGAACTCACCAACATTCCTTGAATATTCCTAAGCGCCCCCCAGCACCCAAATTCGACAAAAATAATCCAGATCATCTTTCGTTGATGAAATCATTAGGAATGAAGACTCACTGATAGATTAGGGGCAAGACTTACGTTTATTTGATTGATGCCAGCATTATCAATCAGTCAAGACCAGATATTAAAAATTAAATCCTTGGGAGAAGAGGGTTTACGAATAGCCGATATTTGTAAGGAACTCAATCTAAGCGTCTCCATTACTAGTCGTCACTTTCATAAATTTTTTCCCAGTAAAAAGAAAAATCCAGATTGGGGCGAAGATGAAATTGAACATTTGGAGCTTCTCCTTAAAGAAGGACTTTCACATTCGGCGATAGAAAAGATAATCGGCAGAACCCCTTTGGCTATTAGAATTAAAGCTTCGCAACTTGGGTTTAAAAGTCAGTTTGACCGCGCCATCTATTCTTACAATAAAGAGTTTTGGAACGAGCCGAATCCAATTAATTGCGCCATTGCTGGGTTTATAGCTGCCGATGGATGTGTGTCTGTCACTGGCACATCTCCACTATTAGCTATTAGTATATGCAGAATAGATGATGGATATTTAAGAATGCTCTCCCATTTTCTAGGAGCGAATCATCCCATAAGATACTCCACCGCTCCTCACGGAAGTAAAATGGCCGAACTAAGAATTGTTTGTAAGGATTGGATTGAGCCTTTGGCTGATATTTATAACATTGTTCCCGCTAAAACCCACAAATTAAAGTTGCCAAATATTCCTTCTCACTTGATGGACCATTATTTCAAAGGCTTTTCTGACGGGGATGGGTATTGGGGAGTCAGACAAAATAGATACTTGGATTATACAGCGGTTGGTGCGGTTCCAGATATTGTTGAGGCTATATGTTCAAGAATTAATGATTTTTCTCAAACACACGGACCAGTTAAAGTTGGCCGCGATCAAACAGGGTTATATCGAGTAACCAAGGGCGGACTTGGTGCTGTTGAATTTGCAAAAGCACTATACAGTCTCCCATCTCCTTCTTTGTGGCGCAAGCATAAATTAGTTTACGATTTTATCGAAAAGAATCCTCGCTACGGCCCAAACATTTTATCGCCACAAGATTATTACGAATCTCTCGGCTACGCATATACACCATGACGTGTAAAATAGTACATGCCCAACACCTTCTCAGGACTCGCCAGAGACACCTTCGCCAATGAGTTTGAATCCAACACAGGGATTACAACGTTCTCTCAAATTAGTGGCTGGTATGCGGCCAATGTGGGTAACTTAAACAACTTGCTGAACACGAGTTTTTCGGGGGCTGATCCTGAGATTGACGTAGAAGCGTCCGCGATTTTTCAATCAATGTATATGGGCGCGTATTATGATAGACAGGCTAGACGAGCTGCTCTTGGCGTTATTTCCAGCGCCAACGGGGAAAACATCTTATCTGTATCAGACGGCGACAACAAAATCCAATTCTCCAACAGAAATGAAATCGCCAAAACATTTAGGGGTTTGTCGGCAGACACTACGGCGGCGATTGAAAAAGCGGCGGATAAATATTGTCTCTTTTTAAGCGCTCCCAAGAGCATTAATGGTTTAGACATGGAGATTACGGGTTATGCGTTGGGCAGTTATTATTCGTTGTAATACCCGACAACTAGCGGCCCGCCTCATTTAAGAGGCGGGCCTATTTTTTTCTTTTATGGCGCGACAGTTCAAAGAAAGTCATGCACCCTTGTAATGGTATTTACACCTGAGAAGTGTCTCAGACTCTCTAAGAAATTTGGGCGGGGCGAAAGAAAGTTATTGGTTACGTCGTAAGACAATATATGGCAGCTACAAAACCACCTCAAACAAAAGTCGGACGTAAGTTCGGAATGCTCACTCCTCATACTGGATTCTACGCGAAAAATAGTCGCGGCAAAAACAAGTTATATTATAAGTGCGATTGTGATTGTGGCACAAAGGATCATGTCGTTATTTCTTGTAATCTTAGAAACGCTGCGGGCAGTAATTCTTGTGGCTGCAAGCAACATACTGGGAATAGGGCTCAAGATATAACTGGACAGAAATTTGGAATGCTTACGGCCCTAAAACCAACGGAGAAAAGATATAGAAAGAGTATTGTCTGGCTATTTAAATGCGATTGCGGAATTGAAAAAGAAATCTCCGCTGGAGAAGTCGTAAATCTTAAAACCGCGTCTTGTGGATGTAAAAGGAGAAACCCAGATAGGGACGAGCAACTTTGGAAAAGGGAAATGTTGAGGGCGCTAAGGCTTTCAGAAGAATACGGTTCCACTCCAAATATAGACCTAGAAACTTATAAACATCTTTCTGTACAAGATTGTTTTTATTGCGGCAAAAAACCAGAAAAGGTTTTACAGGACAAGAAGGCTGGAATTAAATATTTAAAACACGGACTGGACAGAGTTGATCCAAAACAAGGGTATTTGAAATCCAACGTAGTCACATGTTGCGAAAAGTGCAACAGGTCTAAACTTAAATTAAGCTACTACGATTGGGTTAATCTTATCAGCAGAGTTTATCATCATTTTGTTGAAAGCGGGAAGTTTATAGAGTACGTCTCCCCAAACTACAAGAAGTATGAAAAATCATTCATATTCCCCACAACAAAATACACGTCCGATTAAAGACGTGTATTTCATTAAAACCTCAGTCTAAGCTTCTTAGTCGAAAGGATTGACGATGTTTTGACCCGACATGAAAACGCCTCGCGATTGGTCGCCTACGCCGCCAACGTCAGCGGAAAACACTAAGTCGCAGCTTTGATTGTCTCCAATAGATAGCGAGCTTGAACTAGAGTCAAACTGCGCTCCTTTAAGCGTATAGGAAATGTTTGGAGTTCCATTTGTATTTCTAATAGTCAAAGTAATATCATGTGTCGATTCATCGTCAAGCATTGCGCTAAGATTTCTCGAAACAACTTCGTTCACAAGGGCATTCACAGAAAGTGTTGCCGTAATTGGAAGGGTAGTCGGACGAGCATAAGCGAATCGAGAACCAATCTGACGAATAGGATCGCGAGAAAGAGGGACGGAAAGAGTTGCACTTTGGATTCGGATGCCGTCCGATCCAGCAACGTCAAGATTCACAAATGGGGATGCTACACCAGATGCGGTGCCAGTCAGCGAGCCAAATGAAAGTGTCGCGTCAGCGGGTCTGAGGGCCATTGGAATGCCAACGCCCGTATAAGGCGTTGGGGCTGGGAATTTCACCGCAAAACCTGTATTAAGCATCTGACCATTTGACGGATTAACGGCAGGAGAAACACACCCAGTAATAGCGCCATTAACTGTGTAGGTGGAAGTAATCGCATTCGCAGCTTCAAAACCAACGCTAACAGTGGGGATGTCACCAACTCCAATAGACAACTCGTACGAAGTTACATAAACATTTCCAAATGAATAAACAGGAAGACCGCTATAAGCGGCGGAACCCCCCGCCATAAGATTTAAATCCACGCCCTCTGGAGAAACTGGAACGTGCAAACAATTTCCAGAAGTTGTTACAATTTGGCCCGAAACAAAATTCGCTTGACCAGTAAAACTAGATGCGTCTTGGACATAAAATCCAAGGGCGCGTTCTTGATAGCCGTTTGTAAGATAATATGAAAAATTACCTCCAACAGTGGGTTCCTCGGTAACGATTTTCTGAATCGCGGCCTGTTGTCCCATCTGATTTAAACTGGTACGAGAAATCTCGGTATTAGTGTCAAAAGATTGGAATCGTCCAAATTGAGCGTGCTGACCAGAAGAGAGTCCAGTCAGGTTTTTTGAGGAGAATAATCCGAGCGAAGGGTAATTGGTTCTGTTCCTGGCCATGTATTAAGAGGGGTTTCTCTTCTTTACACTTCTTTCTCAAGCGGCGAATGCCTTCTGAGGAAAAACAAGAAAATTAACCCAAAAGCGCCGAATCCTCAAAAATATTCCCAATTACCTTTAACAAAGGCTTGTGCCAATTAGTTGACGAGATATTAAATGCTCCATTATTGAATGCTACTGCCGCATTTAAAGTTTTTGCGTGACGATACTCTTCATCGTAGAATGAACCAGAGATAATATCGCCCTCATAAATTTCCCGCCCATTCTTGTCGGATAAACCAGTGAATTGCTGAACCTCATACTTATCATCATCCAATTCCTCATTCCACGAATCGTCCCAAGTATTTCCAGGGTCGTCGCCATAACAAATGACGCGCTGAATCAGTGTTCCGTCTAAACCTATAGAAAAATAGTCGGGCCGAATAAATTTCTTATGTTGAATATCCCAAACTCGGAATTTAAATTTGCGCTGCATAAAATTATTTCAACAATTCCTGATTCTCAAACACATTCCCCACTACAACCACATGCTTGTCCAACACTGATGGCAGCGTTTGATAGGGAGATTTCTTCCAACAAACCATAAAGCTAGGAGCGTCATACTTAACGTCACCTAGCCACTCGGATTCGTGCGGACCATCCCATCTAACTATATCGCCTTCATAGATTTCTTTATCGTTTTGGTCGAAAACTCCAGTAGATTGTTGAGTTACTCTCAGGCCATTATCAGGAGAATTATAACAGTCATGCTGCCATGACATTTCACTATCCTCATGCCAATCAAAAAATAATGGCGTGCCATCTCCAGTAAAGGCCACTTTACTTTGGGCGTAGAATTTTTTCTGATAAGTATTCCAAACGCGGAATTTAATTTGGCGGCTCATATTATTTTTCAACGACAAGTTTAAATACCACTTTATTTTTGGCCGCGTCTAAAAACCATTCAAAATCAATGAATTTAGTGTTATAATCCTTGACAAAATAACTCATTACGAGGTCAAGGTCTTCTTCTTGGTAGATAATTTGGGTGTCTTTCATGTTATTTCATGTCCAAGTAACACTCCTTGATTTCGATATTTACGCTGCTAATCTTTTCATAAATAAATTCTTGACTTGAGATAGCAATGTCAGCCTGTTCGTAATGAACGCCCCAAAATTCCTTGCCATCTTGATTATAATGAAAAACATCCCAATCTTTGATTCTGGGATACTGTTCTTGCGCGAGGGCGAGGATTTCTTTGGCCATCTTTTCGCACGACTCAATTGAAGAGTATGGGAGTTTGATTGAAACGCATCCGTCTCCGCCTTGGGAGACGAGACAATGAAGGGCAAGTGTATATAGTTGTTTTCTCATGTGACTATACTACTATCACAAACCCTCAAACCTGTCAATTATTTTTTGTGGCCAAAATAAATTTCTTGAGCCATTCGGCGCTGCGAATTAGGCTCGCGGATACCTTTGTTGACTTACCTTGAAGTCCATGATGCCGATAAACATTTCGTTTTGCACGCTTTTTCGGAGTTGGTCGGTTATTTTGGCCGTCTTAACGCTTTCGATATACAAGGGCAAGCCGCTGGCTAGCCACTGGTTAGAGAGGCTATTGTAATTATAATACCCCGTTTTCAAGTCCCCAAACTCATTAAACGGCGCTTCCTCGAAAGGAATATGGGCAATAGTTTTATTTTTTGCGTCGGCGAATAGTCCAAAGATGCCGTCGATTTGATAACTATTCTCGCAAAAGACTGTGGCGGTTAACTTTACCTCTGTTGTGTCCATGCCTCCAAAAGCAAAGGGCGAATTCTCCACATTTGCCGCCGAAATAAAAATTGCAGGCACAACTGGTTGATACGGGGGAATCCCAGACACGGCGATATTTGTTCCTACTTTGGGGGACGGTAGGTATTTTTTCTCAATAATTAAATCCTCTACTGAGTCGCTGGTAGAGTAAACGTTGAATTCTTTGTGCGCGAAAGCTCCCGTTGGTTGGGCGGAAGTTGATAAACCGCTAGCGAGAATGCGCCCATTATCGTAGTCCAGCAGAACATTATTTGCGCGGCCAGAAAAATTTGCTCCCACCCACACGCCCGAAGGAACAACGGCCCCACTCACAGAAGAATCGGCCACCCACTGTTTATAAGGTGAAGAAAAGCTCCTATACGTTGGGACGGAAGAGTCGGCGGCGTAAAAAAGTTTCCCTGTTTTATTTGTGTAGGCTTGGCCCTTATCAAGAAGATGGTGATCAAACCATAAAATAAATGACGACTGAACTTCGTGGGAAAATTGGGGAACCATGTATTAATTTACACAGTAGAAAGTAATTCTGGGTTCTCAAAAATGTTGCCAATTATTTTCGCCGCTTTATGGCTTGATCTTAAATCGTGAGTCATTGTTGGGTGGACGTTAACGTGCGTTTTAAGAAAGTCTTCTTGGGTTTGGCCGCATCTTTTGTTCCAGTAGCAACCGTCAAAGAACACACAATAGTATGGGTTAACGCAGTGGGTTTCTAGGTTGTAAATGTCACCTTCGTAAATTTCTTTTCCTTGAGAGTCAAATAAACCAGTGAATTGTTGATAAGTGAGTCCTTCCGTAGATTCAAGAGAGAAGATTCCGCGATTAATTGTAATTCCCCATGCACTGTTTTTTGACCCTTCGATATTGGCGCGGCGAAAAATTTTTCCGTGATTATCCCAGACTCGAAATTTAATTTGTCGTTTCATACATTAAGTATTACGTTTGGACCTTAAAAGTCTATCAAACATTTTTGACCACCGCAAATCCCATCAGTTTAAATTATACGGTTCCCTGCCAGATAACCATCTAAAAAGATTTATAATGTCGCCAAGAAATACCCAAGCGGCAAAACATGCAAGACACAATAAAGTTGGAACTACTCTTGGTCGGCCATCAAGAGGATCAAGGAAGAAGTCTCCAAAAAAGATTGGACCGCATAAAAATAATAAGAATATAGAGTAATAGGCCACGGTTAATAAAAAAGTTTTCCACCTGTTGAAAATAAGGGTTTTAGTTTCTGTGTTCATAGAATTTTAATTATACATCGTGATGTACTCCGCGTCAAGAAAAATCTATCACACCTCTTTCACAATTTTAAATCCCATGTCCTCGAATCTTTTAAACCAATCATTAATAAAGGGCGTAATCCATTTTACAGGTTTGGTATTTAATCTGGGGCCGCTTTCTTTTTGTAAACCAAAGTGTGATAATGATTGCGTCACGCCCATTTTGGCAAAAGGAGCGTTGATATATTGACCCAATCCTGGAATTCCATCCTCCAGTCCAGTGACCCAAGAATATCCATTCGCCCAAGGAAGTTGATCCTTTGTCGCCTCCTCAATCTTCTCCACGAAAGGAAAGTTGTCAACCTGCCATGTTAAAAAAATAGTTCGCCGCAAGGTCATTTTTCGCAGAACGGCGATTATGGCATTTATGGGTTTTTGCCGCCTCTTAAAACCAAGGAAAGAGAATAAATCGCCCTTCCCGCCTCTTCCCAGTAAATCCGCAAAGTCATTATCGCCAAATCCTGGCCCATATTCAATAGCTTCGACCACTTTCAACTGGCGAAACTCGCTAATCATTTCCGCTTTTAGCCGCGCAAACTCTTTTTTAGTGGGCGGATTTAAATAGGTTACGAGGGTTTGGACAACTTTATTGTTTTTAAGTTGCTTTTTTAGTTGGTCCCTTATGTTCCCGAGGGAGAATTTAGCCATTACTGTTCATCGGTTGGCGTGAGAAGATACTCATAATAGGGAGAATAGTCGGGGCCAAACATAGCAATTTGTCGGGCATTAGATACCACGGCGAATCTCGAACCGTCAACTTCTAAACGTTTTGCGTCTTTGATAAACTCGTAACCAGCACGGTCAACCTTGATTTTTACCGAACCAGCGGGCAAAACAATTTTATTCTGAACGCCTCCAGCAGTTCCGTCGCTAAATTTAAAAACTTCTTCGTCAGACTTGATATAGCGAATGCGGGCTTGCAGTTCGAGAGACGCTTCTGAGAATTCAGTGTTGGAACTTTGGGTTCTGTAGTAGGAATTATATTGGCTGTTTGTGGCCAAAGAAATTCTTTCGCCATCTTTGAATGCCCATACCGATCTTTCGAAAGTTTTCGCGATATTATCGAATACATTTGCGATATTTCGGCGTTGCGAGTCAGTTAGGTAGCTTGTAGCCATATTGTTAATTTACACCCCTAGCTTTTCTTGCGGCCTCATCTGCTTTTGAATTATTTTGGCGCGGCACCCATTTAAAAACAACCTGATTATGATTATTTTTCGCGGCCAATAAATTTAACCAAAGGTCTTTATTCTTCACTGGTTGGTTTTTGTAGTTCTTCCAGCCATTTTTTAACCATCCTTTAATGTGACGACTTATCCCCTGAACAACATATTGTGAGTCGGAAAGAATGATTATCTCTTGTGGTTCTCCGAAATGTTCCAAGGCTTTAATCGCCGCCATAAGTTCCATACGATTACATGTGGTGTCCCATTCCCTACCAGAGTAAGATTTCCCCTCTGCTATGTAAGACCACCCACCTTCTTTTGAGGAACAATCACATGATCCGTCTGTATTAATGTAAACCATCCCCTATAATAACTTAAATTAAGACTACTAATCTTATTCTCTCTCTTAACCTCTTACCCTCTTACCCTCTTACCCTCTTACCCTTCGGGGGAGTCGGGCAGTTTTTTGTCTGCTCTTGAGAGAAGATACTGTTTCAGCCATTGAAGGTTTGGAACGCTTTGTCGGTATAGTTTGGCTTTCGCCAATTTGTATCCTTCGCCTTAATTCTATGCTAGGTTAACTCATAGAACACTTGGACGCTATTGAAACCGCTGGGTAAGCTGACGAATCGAATAGTCATTGCGCCTCAAGTTGGTTTCTCGCCCCTCGGATTTCTCCTCCATGCGATACATTGGAATCTTAACTGGGTTCTCCCCACGGCAAACACTTAATTCTGATTAGCCCATCATATTAAATGTCGGCAACTACTGAAACTGCCCTAAAACAGCGTTGCGGTTGCGTTCGTCCTTTTCAACTGGTCGTAAAAAAGCCTACGACTGGCCTTTGGATATGTCATAGTATATTACACATGGATCATCCTTTTGTGTAAAGAAAAATAAGGAACAAGGAAAAATGAACGCCAAGGAAGAACTGTTGGAGCGGCAAAAGAGTCACATCAAGTCGCTATTTAAAACGCTGCTCTCAGAAATTGAGGACATTAAGGAGGATTTTGATGAGCGATATAGACTCTTGCAAGATCAACTGTCGCCCGAACATTTACCTATGCTTTACGCCGCGAACCCGTTGACGAATGATCGTTTTATGAGAATCCGTAAAAGAATCTTGGATGTGGGAAACGATGTTTCGCGGGCGATGGATTCAGAAACAGAGAGATATGATGTGACTTTTGTGTTTAAACAATAAATTTTAGCTACTATTAACAACCATGTCTGACGAAAAAACCCTTTATACCTTCACAGTCACCCACAAGATTGAAAAGTCCGAAAAAGAAACCACCACGGACGACTCTGGGGCTGAAATCACCAAAACAGTAAAAAAGACTGTTGACGAACCAATCACCGTCACGATCAAGCGCCCAACTCGCCGCCAAGAAGACGAAGCGGAGGAAGAATACGCGGTTCAATTTTCCAAGTTCATTAAAAAGGGTCTTATGACAAAGGCCATGCTCGCAAACAAGTATAGTGACAATGGCGGATTAATGAGTGACGCTGACACGAAGGAATACGGCAAACTCCTCAAGGAACTCTCTGAAGCCAAGGATGAATACACGAAACTTAGTGCTTTCGCCGATAGCGGCAAAAAGAAGACGAAAAAAATTGACGAACTTTCGGCGCGAGTTATTGAGTTGACGCAAACTATTCTCAGAATTGAGAATCGCTACCAGAATCTCTTTGAACTTACCGCCGAAACAAAGGCCGATTCCCAGCGGTTGCTCTGGTATGCCCTCAACCTCTCCTATATTCAAGACGGCGAAAAAACTGTTCCCTTGTATGCTGGTAACGACCTAGAAGAAAAGCGCGAATCTTATTACCAGAAAGAAGAGAATCCTGATGAAGTTTATTCCCAAGTGCGGCAAAAACTTTGGCTGATTTATGCAGTGTGGCAGTATAATCGTAACGCAACTCCAGAAGAGTTGGCAGAGATGATTAAGAGTATTGAGGGCGATGCAGGATAATGATTACATCTCCCTAATCTCGGAGATTTTCCAAGGATACACCGAGTTGACCTACAAAGGCGACTCGGTTTTTCTTCGGCATATTAATATCCATGACCAGAACAGACTGTCCAAACTTGTTGAGAAAATTACCGCTGAAAAAATTGCACGCGGTATTCATTCCGAAAAAGACCGCCTTGAGCAGTTAAAGCGCGACAAAGAATGGACTGACGACGACGAATTAAAGATTGCGGAGATTGAAAATTACGTTAAAAACCTACTCCAGAGCAAAAAAAAATATGCCCTTCCATCTCAACAAAAAGAGGCGCAAAAAATAATTGACGAAGAAACGGCCAAACTAAATGAGCTACGGCAAAAAAAACGCCTACTAATTGGCCAAACCGCAGAAGATTTCGCCGCCCGAAAAGCTAATGAAGAATTTTTGCGCCACTTAATTTATTCTGACGAAAATCTTTCTTGTTTGAAATTTTCCGACGAAGAATTTGGGGCGATTGAATCAGATGATCTTAATGGCATTTATGACGGCTACCAAAAGATGATGGTTAGATTTTCGGACGAAAATGTTCAGAAAGCGGTGCTGTGTGACTTTTTTAATATGTATTTACCGTTCTGCGAGAAGCCGTGGGACTTTTATGGCGTGCCGTTGATTAAATCTAGTGTTTTTCAGCAGAAAGTTCTCGTGTATGGGCGAATGTTCCTCAATATTTTCCAAAATGTAGAGAAAATTCCTGACCACATTAGGCAAGACCCTAAAGCGTTACTTGATTTTGCCGACTCTTCTAGAAACAAGGATAAAGCTCAATCCAAGAATTCCGCCAAGGAAGGTTCTACATCTTTCGTTATGGGGACTCGGGAAGACGCTGAATACATGGCTGGCGATGGAGTCGAAGTGGGGGATTTGGCGGAAGAATTGCGGCGCAATGGAAATTTTATGAGCCAAGAAACGCTTTTAAAGAAGCTCGGAATTAATATGGGTTAGTGTAAATCCTTAGAACAAGGACTAAGGAATGGCGAACAATCCAAAATTTTCAGTTGAACCAACAATCGTCGGCATCGAAGACGCCATGCGGCGAATGCAAAACGTGGTTGCTCGTCGTCCAATCAAGGTTTCTCTTGCTACTGACACTAAAGGCTTAGACGGTTTAAACAAAGGACTGGGTAAACTTTCTGGTAGCGCCGATGAATTTACAAAAAGTTTAGAGGCCGCAAACGCTCGTGTTCTTGCGTTCGGTGCGTCTGTTGCTGTTATTTCAGCCATTCAGAGAGGCTTCGTTAATCTTGTTAAGTCAACGGTTGAAGTTGAGGCAGCGTTTAAGAAAATTTCTGTTGTCGGCGATCAATTTGCTGCTACAGCGGGACAATTAGAAAAATTTGGGCGCGGCATTTTTGATGTTGCTCGTCAAACAGGTCAATCTTTTGATGAAACTTCTAAAGCGGCGCTTGAATTTGCCCGTCAAGGTTTGGGTGCCGCTGAAACGCTGGTTCGCGTTAAAGATGCGCTCACTCTTACTCGTCTTTCTGGGTTAGATGCTACATCTTCTGTTGAGGGTTTAACGGCGGCAGTAAACTCCTTTAAAAGAGAGGGTCTTTCCACGACAGATGTTCTCAACAAATTAATTGCCGTCGATAATAAGTATGCTGTTTCTAGTGGAGATTTGATTGAAGCTATTAAAAGGTCTGGCTCCTTCGCTCAAGAAGCTGGCGTGTCTTTTGACGAACTGACAGCAACGGTTACGGTTCTTCAAGAAGCAACGGCTCGTGGTGGTTCTGTTATTGGTAACTCATTAAAGACAATCTTTGAGCGAGTTCAGCGTCCAGAAAGTATAAGGCAACTCAAAGATTTGGGTGTTGAGGTTGAGGACGCTAATAAAAAATTATTGCCAGCAATTAAAATTGTTGATAATTTTGCTAATAGCTTAGATGGCATGAGCGAAGCCAAAAAAAGAGAGGCTCGTAGTCAATTAGCAGGCACATTGCAAATCAATCAGTTTTCCGCTCTAAGTAATGCTTTAGAAGAAGTTAGGGGGGCATCTAGGAGATATGATGATGTTTTAGCTACATCGGCGAATGCAACTATTGAAGCTGCTACCGCCAACAACAAACTAAACGAGTCTCTTGATGCTCAAATCAAAGCTTTGCTTGCAACGGGAACTCAGCTTGGCTCTTTATTTGGAAATATCGCGATTGCTCCAGCATTAAAAGGAGTTGTTGACCCGCTTAGTAGCTTCGGCACTACTCTTATTAACGGACTCAGTGCTGACGGCCCATCTATTACTAAGGCTTTCGCTAGTGTCATTGGCGATGCTATTTTGGCCGCTGGTGTTGCTGGGACTCTTTCTATTGGGTCGATTTTAAAGAAATTCGCCATCTTTGCGAAAGACAGTTTCTCTAACATTCTTGGAATTAATTCGGCGACGAAAAATCAAGAGTCGATTCAATTAACGATTCTTAACACACTTCGTGCTAGAAGCGACATTGAGGCAGCAATTCTCGGCGCTGGGACAAGTCAAGTGGCGCAAGCTCAGATTTTAGCTAAACTCTATAAGGATATTGCCGATCAAGATGCTCGTAGAGTGGCAACGTCTAAGGTTTTGTCTCAGGCTCTTGCTTCTAATTTTGTTGTTGGTTCTACTGGATTGCCAACTCCGAAAGGCAAAAGAAGTGCCAGCGGTTATGTCCCTGACCTAATTCAGGCAGAATACGCTGATATTAAAAAAGGCACAGGCGGCGCAAAGAAAAATTCTGGCGTTGTTTTAATTAATGATTTTCCATTTGGTGGCGGTAAAAAGGGTCCAATGGTGGCGAATACTTCTGAAGGTATTTTGCCTATGGGAAATAGCGCGGCAGTTCTTAATCAAGATATGCTTGATAGGATGGGGTATGGAAAGAGGGCGGCAGAAGGAAGTTCCCCGTCATTCTCTCTTGCTAATTCAACTGTTGCTGGTAAATCTGGCAAATTTCTTTCTGTTAATAAATTAGAAAAGGTAGTTGAAGAAACTGCTAGAACCCTAGGTCAACAGAACGTAGCTGGAATTAAATTAACTAATGCTATAAACAAAGCTATCAAGGATGCTGGTTTTGATTTGACTGGTAAATCATTAAGAGAAATTGGGACGACTGCGCTTAAATTCTCCAAGGATTTAAAAGCGTACGACATTACTGTTAAAGATGCTTATCAGTTGGCAATTCAGGAGAACGCTCAAAAACAAAAATTACAAGCGGCTGAATCTGCAAGAATAAGTGCGATTAAAACAAACGCGGCCAATCTAAACGATCCTCTTTCAAGAGCGGCTGAACTAAATAAGATAGGTTATAGCAATACAAACTTTTCAAAGTCGGTTACGAGCGTTGGAGGTGGTAATCCGCTCGCCCTTTCAAGAAGTATCGTGCGTCTTCCAGACGATGGAGAGACGCTACCTAACCCGCTCGGCTCATATCAACCTATTAGAGGACGAGCCAAAGCTAGTGACCCTTTAACGAGGGCGACTCAGATCGGTTTAGAAAGAAGGCTCGCCGCTATTGAAAATCGTCCTCGTGGTTTATCGAGTGTTATTGGGGATTTTGCCGTCAGAAACAGGACTTCTGGCGGGTCGAATGCTTCTTTTGGTGTCGCTCAACGATTAGCTACGGAACAAGCTCAAGCGGCAAAAATAGCCAAGGGCGGCGAATATGAAATTCGCAATCGCCTTGAAAAGCTAAGAATTGAAGACCTTAAAAAAGAAATCAAGGCAAGGCTATCTGGTGGCGCTGGTCCTGGGGATAAATTAAAGTTAACAGACAGATTTGGCGAAAAAAATAGCCGTCAAACGGTTGATGACGTTTCTCGTAGTCTCGCCGACTTAACTCCAGAAATTGTTCGCGCCAAAAAAACATTCTCTGAAGTCGCTATTGATTTTGGGACTCAAGCTGGGACTATTTTTCTTGGAGCGTCTGTCGTTAAGAATACATTCGAAGCGTTAGGTATTCAAGCAGGCAAACTTACAGACACAGTAAGAGATGCTATCATTGGGGTAATCGCCTTTAAGAAAATAAACGAACTTGGCGGCAAAAAAGGAGGCACTGGAAGCTTACTCGACGCAATTCTTGGTCCTGATTTTAAGAAGGGTCGTAAACTTGGTCGCCGTTCTGGTCCTTTGTCTGGATCGGAAATGGATTTCCTTGGGCAAAGTAGAGGCGCTTCTAGAGGATTTAGAGCGCAAGGATTAATTCAGGGAGTTGCTGCTTTTGGAACTAGATTACTTGGGATTGTTCCAGTATTAGGGCAACTTGCGGCTGGATTATTTGTCGCGAACTCTGTTCTTAGTTATTTTGGAGTTGACGCTTGGGCCTCTATCAAGCAATTCGTTACTGGTTTATCGGCAGAAGGCGAAAAGGCCAAAGAGTCTCTCAAGACCTTTAGCGAATCTCTGTTTGAAAATGGACAATTCGTTGGAAAATCTCGCGAGGACATTTTTAGAGAATTATCTTCCACCAATCAACAAAATCGCGCCAACGTTCAAGCAAAACTCGCGGGCATAAAAACAGATGGCAGGGAGCCAAAAGAAGTTCAAGCCGAATTGTTCAATAAACAAATCTCCAGTATTCTTGACCGTCAAAAAACAGGAAGAAGGAAGGAAACATTTGATTATAGCGTTGGATCAGTTGGAAATGTTGCCCAAATTAGCACGGGATTCAAAGATGAATTTGTATCTGATCTTCCTAATGACGTTCGCGCTGTCTTAGCGGATGTTTTTGGGAGAATAGGGAGCCTTTCTGTCGAAGAGTTAAAGCTTTTCGCAAAAGATAAAAAAATCGAAACATCTGCTAAGGATGGAGTCGAACAACTTCGCGAAAAGATTGTCTCCGCCGCTTTCGCTGCTGTAATTGGTCCAGATTCATTTAATCTCGCAACTGGGGGTAAAGAAGCCACAACTAATCGTTTAGTTAGCTTCGCGAAACCCACTTTGGCCTCCCGTCAAGAGCAAGCGGCTCGCAACCCACAATTATTTACTGATGTAAATACTGTCAGAGCGCAAGTTTCCGCCGCTCTTGAACTTAAGAAACTTCAACTCGACTTCTCTACTGAATCCGAAAGAGTTCTTGAGACGAAAATCAAGACGGCCCAAATTTCTGATATTGAGCGGACCAATCTTCAGACTGTTCTTGACGGATTGAAATTGGAGAGAGCTTTGCGCGGCGATATTTTTGATATTGCATCAAAAGGGATTGATAAACTCACAAACGCCGAAGGTTTTGGCGACCTTGAAAAGACCAACTTAAAAGCTAGCATCGAAGGCATCACCCGCTTGGGTCTTGGTGTTCAAGAAACTAAAGATGAGGTTGTTAAAATTCTTGATGTTCTTGGCGGCGACATTGTTACTGAAAATATCAAGAAAGAAATCCTTGGACAATTAGATGGATTAAAAGGCTCTAACGAAGAGCGGCGCAAACAATTAATAATTCAGAGCGACCAACTCAAGAACGAGACTCGAATCACCGACCAGATTAGAAAACAGCAGTCGCTAATTGAGCTTGCATTTTCTTCGCGCTTATCATCTCTTGACACTTCGAAGTCTGGCATTGAAGGTCGTATTGGCGTATTGAGCGCCCAAGCTAGCAACCCAAACCTTACAACTCGCGAACAAGAATCTTCCAGACGCGCTGAAATAGCTCTCCAGATTCAATCTTTGGCTATTGAAAAAGAGCGCGCTGCTGTTTCTAAAAACCAAAAAGAAATTGAGTTACTCAAGGAGTTAAACGTTGATGAGTCTGTTCGCGCCGAACGCCTCCGTTTGGTGTCGGAAGAATATGACAGGGCCACGCAATCAATTAACGATCAAATCAACGCTTTAAAAATTCAAGAAGGTCAAATCGGAGCTTCCGCTTCTGCCATGACTCTCTTGGCTAATGCCGCTTATCAATTTAGTCAAAATCTCGGCGAAATTGAATCATCCAACATTCTTTCAACTTTAAGAGCAACAGACTTTTCTTCATTGGGTTCTTCCTTGTCATCTCAGCAAGCATTCAGTGATCTTGGCTCCTCTGGCAAGACTGGTTTGGATGCCGAACAATTCCTCGCCGAAAGAACAGCCCTTCGCCAAAAGGAATTTGAAATTGCCTCCGCGACCTCCAAGGTTCAAAAACTTCAATTAACACAAGAGAAACAATTACTTGAGGATATTTTCGCGGCCAAAAAATCTGGTTTAGCCCCAGACGAGGCGATTGCTCGTTTGATTGAGTTGCAAAATAAAAGATTGAAAGAGCAGCGTTCTTTACGTTCTGGGGTCAACAGCGCCACGGCTGAAATCAAGGACGAGATTGATCAATTCGGCTCTGAATTTGGAAGAACGGCGACTTTCGGTTTTAGAGATTCGTTGTCGGAAGCCCTTAAAGCGGCGGCTAATGGAACTGGCGACTTGAAGAACGCCCTTCTTGATGTAGCTCTTAGTTTCGCTAACAAACTCCGTGATGCGGCCCTTGATAATCTTGCTAATATCGCAACCAATGCCCTGTTTGGAAGTGGCGGAGGTTCTGGAGGTGGCGGGAACATTGTTTCTAGTCTTGTTAGTGGTTTGTTTGGCGGGGCACAAAAAAGAGCCGCTGGCGGGCCAATCTCTGGCGGCTCTGGCAATAAAGATGACGTTCCTATTCTCGGCATGGGCGGGGAGTTCATGATTAACAAGCAGAGCGTCAAGAAATATGGCCCTCAGTTATTTGAAGCCTTGAATCAAGGTCGTCTTCAGAAAATGGCTAGAGGCGGACTTGTTGATCCTAGTATTTCTGGCAAGGCGATTGTTGGGGCGGCTAATCTCAAAAAATTTGCGGGCCAAAGTTTTACTTCTGGAGCAACAGATAAAATTCTGAATCTTGGCGGCGGTGCGGCTTCTGTTGAACTCGAACCAGAAAGCCTCCGTTTAACCAATTTCGCCCGTCAAAGCGGCAATCCCCTTCAATCGGCAACCAAAGAAGCAAAAGATCAGGCTCTATCACTTGTTTTCCAAGATCAGGAACTTCGCAAGCAATATAAAGATCAAATCGACGCCCTTAAAAAAGCCGAAAAAGAGAAACAAAAACAATTACTTGTGTCATTGGCCGTTGCGGCTGTAGGCGCTGGCGTGGGAGGAGCATTTGGAGGCTCTGGAACGGGCGGAACTGGCTCACTTTACGGACAAAAGAATTTACCAACGTATGATGCGAGCAATTCATATGTTGGAATGACTTCGGCGCTATCTAACAGAAGTATTGTTAGCTCAACATCTTCGGCATCCAACGTTAGTGCTGGCGTGACTCGCGCCTTATCGAGCAGTGGTGCCGTTGGACTAAGTGAACTTTACCGCCCAAATCAGGTTGGCACCTACAATGGCATCATTCCCTCCCTTCGTGCCTCTGGCGGTCCTGTTGGGGGCAGCGGTTATGGAGATAACGTTCCCGCAATGCTTTCTGGTGGCGAATTTGTGATGAACCGTAAGGCCGCGAAGAATCTCGGCCTTGCCAATCTTAGCGCTGCCAACTCTGGACAATCCATGGGCTTGTCGGAAGAAAAATCCGAGGAACTTAACGAAAAACTCATTGCTAAACTTGATGAATTAGTTGAAAAAATGTCAGGCGGCAACAATGTCACCGTCAATGTTTCCATGGACAAAGAGGGGAAAACCTCCGCCTCCGAAACGGGCCAACAGAACGAAGACCAGAAAAACATGAACCGCCGAATCAAAGACGCCGTGGTTCAGATTCTTCAAGAGGAAAAACGCTTAGGCGGCGTTCTTAGAAAATGAGTGCGGCCAATCAAATCTTAAATGCCGACCAACTTTTCTTCGTTAATGGACAAAAGTTATCGGGCGTTTCTAATGTGTCTTTGGGATACACTAATCCATTAGAGAGTTCTCCTGTTTTGGGTGATCCATCTTTTGGTTTTGTAATGAACGGACCTATTGAGGGTGTTGTAGAATTTTCGCGGGCGCTAATTTATAATGATCCCATCCTGAATTTTACAGGAGATTCATCGTTCTCTGGCAATTTCTATTAC